TGCATATTGGGTACTTGTTATATTAAGTACTCATACAGCCTTTTCAATATGTGCTTTGCACAGGCCCTATGTTTCCTTAATAGAATCAACTGCCTTTGCAATACAATGTGTTGCTGCACTTTTTAACTACTCTCTTAGCTTGAGAAAACCTTCTTTTCTTCTTTACTTATTTTACTTTCCTTTTTGTTTGTGTTTGTCTTTATTTGTATTTTTATTTTTGTGTTTTGTCCTTATTTTTGTGTTACCGTCTTATTCGTTGTAAGTTAGATAGAATAATACGTAGACTTTTTCTTTTAGACCTCTTTTGCTTTGTTTTGATTGCTTCCGTTATGTGAACATGTTACAGTCTCTTTTCGATATGTATCTTCACATCTCAATCATAAACATGAAAACCAAAGCGCCCCAAGACACAAAAACGTGCATTTTTTCATTTTTTGTTACTTCTACATCTAAAACCCCCGATGATCGCATGTTACAGTCATTAGATATGTATCCGACTCATCAAAACTCTTTTCAACTCGCCAAAATGTCGTCTCTGAAATCAAACTCCACCGTGCGCGGTGCGTCCATTAACATGGAAAAAAAACTTGCTGCTATTGCGGCCCGTCGTGTGAAGCGTGCTTTACGTGCTCCTGTAGATTTTACTGCAGTTCGAGCTGAGCCCTGCGCTTCCCTTGCCGAATTTCCACCTCTTGGCCTCAGTCAACCTGTTGTTGACCACTGCTCGAAGAAAGGTGACATTCGTTCTGTCACTATTTCTCGCAACCACACTCTTGTTCGCTGGAAACCTTTTTACACCCAACATTCCGTTACTACCCTTCAAGAACACGAGCGCTACAACCTCGACCCTTCCACCCATGGAAAGCCCCGCTTTGCTGGCAAGGTTATTAACCTTGCTGGTAATGCGCCTCGCATTCAATGGCTCGAAGGCCGTAAACCACTCAAAATGGTTTACCACCGCAAACCTGCTTTCCCCTGCCCGAAAGGTGAAGTCTCACCCCTTCCCGAATTTGTTCCCCCCAGATCGAAACTCAACCCCAATGCTCCCTCTTTTGTTCCCACTCCACCTCCTTCTCCCGATTTTTCCCGTTTCTTAACCGCCGATTCTTTCTTTTTTTTTAACGCCGATTCCGAACTTCCACTCACTTTCGACTACAAGGATGTTGATGATCCTTGGTGTCATACTGGATTGTATGCTGTCGACGATCGCGTAGACTTTAATTTTAAGACTTGGAAAAAACTCCCTCGTTACACCGAATCTTATAAAAAGTTTTGCGATCGCTTGATATCATTGATCGACACCACCATCTACAAAATTTCCGACCATGATAAAAAGTTTCGTTTCCCCACCTTCGCTTTCAACCTTTGGCAATCCCAATTCCGTTTTCCCCGTTTCAAAACTCCCTTCCACACCTCTACTCAAGAACCCCGAATGTCTTTTGGATTTTACTTAGCCGACACCCGCCTTTGCCCCCGTTTCAAACCTAACATGATGTCATCCGTCAGTGCTGGTTTTGGACGCTTCAAGTCTTTTCAAACATCTGATGACTTGATTCGTTTTATCGAGAATGATTATTCACAGCGTCAAACTGTGATTAACGTTCGCGATACGATGAATGCTGCCCTCCAAAAACAACACATTGCCGATCCCATCCTTACTGCTCAAGGATCTGCAATGACTCGAATGACTAATGCTGCTGATGGCGTAACGAATGCCTCCAACTCAATTTCCGAATTAGTTGAAGACATCCGTTCTGTTATCCTCCGCGCTGCCCGTACCGACCCAACCACCCTCGAAAACAACCTGCTCGACTCAATCAATGCAATATTCAAAGCTTGTGACTTTCAAGATTGTCTTATGACAATTTTTGATGGTAACTACATCTATGGCTGTCTCCGTTTGTTAATGTTTGTTTCTTCATCAATCTATGATTATTTGGTGAAACTTACATTACAAACGAAGATTGCCTTGATGGAAGTTAGCTACAATCGTGAGGCTACTCGCCTCAAAGTTGTATCTGATTTCGTTTTGAGACATAAGGATTACTTCTTATCACTTAAGACTGCAGATCGCGAACACTTCGTGCAGCTTTTTGCTGCTCGTGTGAACGCGTCTGTTGACCATGTGATAGGCGATATTCATTATGCCACTGCATTGAGTGAGATTCCCAACTACACCCCACCCCTCCTCACTGACCTCAACCGAAACGAACGTGCCAGACCTAATGGTACTTTCAACACTTGCCCCGTCTCCCCTGAAAACCTCGAAACCCTTGTTAATCGAATCCGTCAACTCCCTGTTCCCCCCCGCCCCTCAACTAGTCTCGACTTAGCCGACTTCGACCAAAACTTCGTTGCCCAAGGTTTTGGTAATTTTTTTAACTCTTCTTTTGCTACTCTTTTTAAACTCACTTCTTCTTCTTTACCTACCCTTCAGCGTTTTAATACTTTGTGTGCTACTGCCAAGAATGCTTCTTGGATTGTTGATTTTGTTACTTCCCGTTTTCCTTCTTTGTTTTGTGAACTTTTAACCCCTCTTTTTGGTGAAGTTGCCCTTGGACATGATGATCTCAAACGTATGTTTGAACGTCTGGCTGCAATCCAGCAGTTAGAACATTCAGCGTACGAAGGTGTTTCATTAGACGAAATTGATGCTTTGTTAAAGATTGCTCACGAATTCAGAACTATGGTTGCTACCTCCTTGTTTAAAGGAGTTAGCCCTGTTCTGATTTCGGGTGCAATCCGAGACCTTGCAAAAATCCGTTTAATGAAAACCGATCGAGAACAATTTGCCCAACCGCGATACACACCTTTCACCGTTTTGTTTCATGGTGCCCCTGGTATTGGTAAATCACAGTTGCTTCCTATCGTAGCTAAGTGGTTTAACGAAGAATTCGATGATGACTTCTACTCCCGTGATCCCATTCTGAAAGCAATGACTCGCAAGAGAACTACCTATGCACTCCAACCTCAATTGGAGTACATGGATGGTTACTCGCGCGATGCCGTTGTTATTCAGGATGAGGCCTTGTCACAGACATGCGGAGATTCTGAGAAGCAACTTCTCTCTCTCATCTCCAACAACATCTATGTCTGTCCCATGGCTTCACTCGAAGATGGTGTTATAGGCAAAAAAGGAACTACTTTTACATCTGCTGTAGCTCTCTTTGCTTCTAATATCAAAACTGTCGAACATCTTTCCAACGTCTTCATCGATACCACCGCCCTCAACCGTCGTTTCCGTCTCCGTGTTTTTGTCGAAAAAGTTGGTGAACTTAACCCTAACTTCTCACATCTAAGGTTCACCATCACCGATTATCTCGGCAAAACATACCACTCACATCTAACTTTTTCTCAACTTTTGTATTTTTTTAAAGCTTCTCCTCTTGGAATACGTAATTGGTTTCAAAACGAGGCTGCGATAGCCTCGACAGTCATAACTGCTCAACCTTTTGACTTGTCTTTACTTGATCCTAACTACCAAACCCAAGGAGGATTTTCAATTTTTACTTCTTCTTTTTTTACTAACCTTGCTAACCAGTGTTTTCTCCACCCCCGTATTGTCACTTCACTTCTAGCCGCGGTCGTTTCATCTGTAGCCGCGTGTGTCATCTTGTATAAGCGTCCTACCACCGATGCTCAATCTTATACAATGAATGACCGAACTGCCCAGCGTCAGCGCCGCGTTGTAAAAGACCCCCTTGCTCAAGGTCTTTCTATGAACGCGTCTGACGCCCTTCTCGATAAACTCAAGGGGCATATACACATGATCTTCGCGATGAAGGATGGTATTCAACTTACATCTATGAATGCTATCCCTCTTCACGGAGTTATGTTTATTTGTCCCAAACATCTTTTCGAGAATAACCCTGACACAATCACTTTGGATTGGTTCGCCCAGGAACGTGAGTACACAACATCTAACTTCTTGGTGCACGACGTCGACACTGACGTTGTGTGCCTTGAAGTACCTCACCTCCCTTGGCGTGCTGCTTCTTTTTATCGATCTCTACCCGATAAAAGTGATCTGGATCGACTCAAGCAAACACCAGCTTGTGTTTTTTCAGTCATGTCAGACTACCCCACAGTCTTTTCCGTTATGTTGCAACCCCTCACATCTAAGTGCACATATCGCGGAACGAATACATCTTACACTATACTTAATGGTTTCACCTACGAAGCCAATACGCATAGTGGAGACTGTGGAGGTCCCATAGTTGTGTGTGATAACGATATACGAGGTAAACTTGTAGGCATGCACGTTGCTGGCACATCTAATGCAACGTACGCGATCGGAATTTCCTTCTTTAAAGAGAGCTTTTCTCGCTTTATTGATGGATCAGTCCTCGATCCCGCACTTTGTACGACTCAAGGCGCCATTACCACCATTGGCGTCGTGCGTCCTCCAGTACATGCTTCCAAGAATACTAAATTTATTCATTATCCACACAACCCCCCGTTACCCCAGGTTAAAAGACCTGCCGACCTTCACCCGAAGGACGGTCTCGATCCAGTCATTGCAGAAATGCGTAAAAATGACCATTTTCAATCCACGTTCCAACCAACATCTAATGAACGTGAAATGATTATGGAATTTTTTAACGCGCATCGTCAACCTATGCGCGTACTGACTGATATCGAGACTGTGACAGGAGCCGAAGGCCTTGAAAACATCAATTTGAATACATCTTGTGGTTATCCATACTGTTTGCAGTACGATAAACACGATTTCTTTCATGTTGATGAACAAGGTCACTGGTCTATAAGGAATGACTTACCGCTTCAATCTATGCGACAGATGGAGGTCGTGGCTCGTACACGACCCCCATATGTCATATGGAAAACAAGTGGTAAGGATGAACTCCTAAAACCAGGCAAAAATATACGTATTTTCGAGATTCCACCCCTCGACTACACGCTGTGTTTTCGCAAATACTTTGGCTCCTTTCTCGGTTGGTTTTCAACCCACCCGCTCGAATTGTTCGTGGCAATTGGAATGAACCCTGAGTCCTTTCATTGGGACAAAATGGTTCGATCCATGCTGAAACATAACGATGTCGGTTTCAACACCGACTGGACTCGTTATGATTCCACCGTACCTTTCGTTTTGATATCTCTCGTCACCGAGATAGCAAATGATTGGTATGATGACGACTTTTCTGAAGTCCGCCGTAATCTTACTAGATGCTTGTTCAATAGACCGACCGTCTTTGAGCACCTGTTGTATGGTATCGTATGTGGCTTACCCTCTGGGTTTGCCGGAACTGCTGTTTTTAATTCATTAGTACACGTCATGATTGTAATGATTTATTATTTACGCAGATCAGATTTACGTCACCGCGATTTACATATTATGCATGACCACCTTGCATTTTATGTTTATGGCGATGACGGAATTCTGGTTCCCGATCCGGAAATATCCTATATTTTCGATTGGGATTCCTTCAAGGAGTTCGCAACCTCCTTAGGTATGATACCAACACCAGCGCTGAAAGACGCTTCTGATCCTCACTGTCCTGTTCTCTCGATGACTTTTCTCAAACGTAGTATAGCGTACGACCGTGGTCTGTACGTTCCCCAATTGTCAACCGAATCCATGTTTTCTATGTTAACCTGGATCCGGAAGTCAAAATATGCTACTGTTGAGGAAAGTTATCGCGTGAACTTACGCACTTTCTATGGATTTGCTTACTTTTATGGTAAGCAATTCTATAGGGAGTGGTCAGCGAGGTTCGGATTTGCACCTAGTTTCGATTACTTCGATCAATTGTTTAGATCCGGTTCAATGGATCTCTCCGCCATTGTAATCTAAACAATTTCCGTTTTTGTTTTTGCTGTTTTTCTCTTTCTTCTTTCTTTTTCTCCTTCCCTTTTCCCTTTTCTTAACTCTACCGTTGCATGTCATAGTCATTTGATATATGTCCAACGGCCCCCTTTTTAAAACCGCCCAAATGTCGTCTTTGAAAACCTTCTCCAGTGTGCGCACTGTGTTTTTGTCTTTATTCTTTGTTTGTGTCTTGTCTCAACGTGCCACACCCCCTCCTTCAACCCCGGCTACCAAGTTCCGTGATGTTGTGTTTAACCACTCAACGTTTAATTTTTCTTCTTTTAACATCACTCCTTTCGACGTCTTTACCTATGTCGACAACGTCACCCTCAGCTTGGTCCCACAACTTGTCTTTTCGTTTGTCTCGAATTACTTTTATTCTTTGGTTCGAGTCATTTTGTTCTCTTCTGCTTCTTTGTGTTTCCTTTATTATCTTCTTTTTCGTGTCTTTCGTGTCGCTTTTCGTTTGCCGTGTTTTTTCTTAAAACTTTTCTTTCGTGGTTGTAATCGTAGATGCTGCCGTGTCATTAGGCGCTTACCTCGTGTCGTGAATGATTTCTCTTACTTGACCCCAAGTCAACGAGAGGAGTTGCATAAGTTGCTCGACTTAGTGAAACAGGGTGGAGAAACGCCATCGGTTGGCGCTGGTGTCTCATCAACACCATCACCTCCTGATTTGGCGAGTCCTCACTCTAATACACTAGATGGGCTGCCACCGGACGTTGCTCCAACAACTGTCGATGTCATTCCACCTGTTGATACCCTCGCTTCGTGCATGAAAGACGAGCAATCTTTTGCTAATATCGCTACTGATGCTTGCATGACTGTGATAAAAGTTCCTTGGTCATCCCCATGTCCTGAAGCTGAACAATTCAACATTATAGACCGCTCTTTAACAACTGCTGCTTATGTTGCAACTATTCCTGCTGGAGCTGCTTTCAACCGCTACTTCTCCGCTTTTTCCACCCTCGTTGCTGCGTCACCACGATTCAAGAAATTGATAACTCGTTTCGCTCACGTCCGATTTGATTCTCGTATCATCATCGTCCCTTCTAATGCAATTGGTATCACTGGTGTTGTCAAATTTGATTTTGACAATAACAACGATCCCACTTACACCCCACCAGTAAATAGTAATCGAGCGTGGAATGCCACCTGTCCACAACTCTTTTACTCGCTCGGCGACACTAAACATGTTGCTTTTGAAATCCCGTTTCCGTTCAACTGTGATTGGCTTGAAGGTGGGTACTTTCCTGATGCAGGAGGTTACTTTAACTGTACCAATTTCACACCAATTGCTACAGCTACAGGCGCTGCTACGACTGTCAGTTTCGACATTTACCTTGCATTTGACAAAGTGTATGGTCGATGTCCCATCGGACAAGCTTACAACGCTCAAGGTCTCGTTGATATTAAAAACATCACAATCGATTCAATTCGCGATTCTACTCTACCCATGAATATGCGAGGCGATGAAATTAAACTCGAGGCCCCAAACCTTCCCATTGGGTTGGATAATCCTGCTGACACACGTTCTTTCCAACGAATGCATGTCGCACTTTATTCAAAACGCAAAAATAAGGGTGACGTTGACCTCACTCGTGCCACTTTCAACAATTCCGATCTCTCTTTCGCTCCGATCGAGGGACTTGACGAAATGTCAATCTCAGCTCTAATGGAAATGCCACAATTAGTCGATTCGTTTAACATTAGCACTGCAACAGTGCCAGGCACGAAGCTGTTGGAAGCCTCCGTTGTGCGAACTCCAGACACCCCTAATAAAGGTTTCATCAACGGAACCCTACAGTGGCATCTTTGGACAAGTTGCACAAAGTGGGCTGCGGACTCCATCCGCCTCCACATCATCAAGCCTGCTGCGTCATTTATGACCGGTAAGTTGCTTTTGATCTACTCTCCGAGTAATTTTTCAAATGGAACAACGTTTACATTCGCTAATAACTTCAAGACTAACACTGGTCTCGATGTTTTTGGCTTCCCTGGTATGCTGATTGACCTGTCGAATATGGAAACCGAGTCAGTTCTCGAATTCCCTTGTGTGTCCACCTCCAAGGGGATCATGTCACCATTATTTTCTGCGTACAGACCCATCAAAACCACCAACGCAGGTGTTCAGAAATTCGGAGGCCAATATGCAATTTATTGTGTAATGGCGCCGAGTCCTACTGTCACCATCCCTACTACTACAACCATCCGGGTCTCAATGTCGTTTAAGAACTTTAGGATGATTTATCCTCTTAATTCACCTTATGACACATTGTCGATCCAAAGTGCGAGAGTCATGGCTTCGGTCCCATCTGACCCAGTCCCCAACTTCTGGGACGATGCCTTGTCGGTCAAGCAATTTGCCATGCAATACTACCATTTGTCGGTCGTACCCATCAAAACGGTCGGCCTCTATCAACGTTTTGATATGAATGACGTGATCAAACAAATACCAGTTCTCCGCTGGTATTCCCGCTTCACCGGATCGATCCGTCTTCGAATCACAATGGCTGAGAGAGACAACAACCCAACTGATGGTCTAGGTCTGAAGTTCAACGTATTTCCGTATGTTCCCAACGTGTCCGTTGGAATCGAAAATGCTTGGCGTTCTCAAGTCGCTTTTGAAAATGCCACAATTCTAGGCCCTCCTAACAATGATTACATCCCGTCTGGCGGTACAGTGCCTATCTCAGGCAACATACCAATTCAACAAACTTCGACAATCTCTGCCCCTCAACAGTATGTTTGGCATACGCCCATGCAAGTGTGCGTGAGTCAACGATCGCCGGAGGCGATTTTGGAGATTCCTATCATCACTGCTGGTAAATGGCTGGATGTGTGCACGACTCAACAGTTTGTGCTCACAGCCGTTTTCAACAATGGTTTCCCAACAACCGTTCCGGCTGATCCTGTTTTGACAGCGTCAGTCAAATTCGAAGTTTCCGTCGGTGATGATTTCAGAGCGTTTGGACTTGTAAACAAGTACAACGGTTCCGCAGATGCGCCGGGTTCGACGACTTCCGTCGTGAATTTCCCACTTGGCACTGCTGCCCCACCAATCCCAGGCCCTGTCCTCCCCCACTAACTTTCTTTTATTATTTTCTTCTATTAATTAGTTTTCTTTTTCCTTCTTAACAAAATTTTGTGTTTTTAACCTTTATTTTTTAGCTTTTCCCTTTCATAGCCACCATTGCACAGACTACAGGTCCGGTGGAATTGATACTATTAGTTTTTTTCATTCTTCTTCTCTTTTCGTTTAATAGGTAGTGCTTTCCTCTTAGACCCACTTTAGTACGTATAAAGTAGTTGCAATTTCAGAC